GAGTGGTACAACTACACAAAGTTTGCTACCAACTCAAACAACATCCAGGGCGTTTGGTTTAGAGACTTCCCAGCTTCGGATGCTCTTATCATCGCTAGAGGAACTACCGATCTTACATCTACGTTGGAAACAACGAACGGCGTAACGATCTCTAACCTCGCAGGTGGTTTTACCGATCAGCATAGAACAGTCACAGGCGTCACAACAGCGACACCTGGGGTTGTTACTACTTCTGCTGCTCACGGCCTCGTAGATGAAGATAGAGTTATCTTCACTAAAGTCGCTGGAGCGGTAGGTCAACAGTTGAATGGCAATACTTATGTTGTGGATGTTCTTTCATCTACTACATTCGCATTGTATGACATCTACGGTGTACCAGTTCAAGTTACTGGAACCTACACATCTGGTGGTCAAATCACCAGAATGGGAGAAAACTTCAACGCTATTGATAACCCTGTGACCTACAGACTCACTTTAGGTACAGCGATAATGGGAGCTGACAATGATGTGTTATACTTCGTAGCAACCAAGTTTAATGCTTTTTTTAATCTTGGTGACGTGGTTTGACGGTATATAGGTAAAATATACATTTTTGATTGAATGTATATTTCATGGTAGCCTCCCATAAAAAGGAGGCTTCCATGTCACAAAAAGGTACATAGTAAATATTTTAAACAAGACCTATAAAGAGGATATATGAGCAAGAAAACTCAAAGAGATAAAGACGCAGAAGTGATCGAAGCAGCAATGCTGAAAGGGGAACAGATCCCTGGAAGAGAAAAACCTGAAGGGTTCGATTTCGAGACATTCAAGTGTGAAAAGCTAGAAGACTTCGACATCTATAATGCGCATGTTCGTAAGCACAACAGAAATTGCTTATACGAAAGAAACAAGATGAAAGTAAGAGTGCCTGATGAATCCTTCTATAAGCTTTATAAGACAAAGTTTAACCGCTTTGAACAAAGAGAGAACGTTTTAAAGGTAAAAGTAAGAAACAAACACATTGACTGGACTGGACAGCTCAAGTCAGGTGGTACTTACATGCTTCCGATGCCAGTCATCAACTTTCTCAATGGATTAGCAACACCAGAATTTGCAGAAGTTAAAGTAGAAAATGGAAACGTGGTGCACACAGAGACAAGACAGGTTGGTGAAACACCTCGATTCTCTTGCAGTGTACTCGATTACGCAGCATAGGGAATAATATGACAACAGGGCCAGTACTACCACAGTCAGTAGGCAGTGTAGTTCAGATTATGAGGAATGTGACAGGCAGGACGGATCGTAACGATCCTGCCTTCACAGATCCTATCATGATCGACTATCTCAATGCCTTCCTTCAACAAGAGCATCCACAAGAGGTTCGGTTATTCCAGAACCAGACTTGGTGGGATTTCTCTATTGATGACACTACAGCCGATCCCCTGCCAGTGGACTTGGATGCGTTAGGCTTTAGTACGATAAATGCCCCTGCATATGTCGCCTATACGGTAGCTCCATTTACCTCCTTCTTATTGTTTTGGTACTTAGACCCTAAACAGTTCTATGCCCGATGGCCATGGGATCAGGTTTTTACTCCTCAGAGGCCAACAGCTGTGTTGTATTACAACAATGAGCTGACATTCCGAGGCCCTCCAGATCAGCTCTATAATATCCGCATTTCGGCCTATAGAATTGATTACTCCTTTGTGGGAGGAACCAATACAAATGCAGGTTCAATACTAGCAAACGTTCCAGTGGCTTACCTGACTAGGTATCTAGCCTATGGAGCCTCATTGGACATCTTAGCGGACTACAACGAGATGGATAAATACAACGAGGTTTTTCAAGTCTATCGCAGATACCGTGGGCACGTACTTGCAAGGACTTGGCAGCAATATGAATCTCAAAGAACAGCCCCCGACTTTTAGGAGAAACTATGACTTTTAACGCAGCAGTCCCTTTAAACAGTGATTCTCCCGCAATCTTCCCAAGCCAGAACCAAGTGAACATGGCTAGGTTACAGACGTTGCTAGGAGCTAACCACCAGTTTAACCTTACAGCAGCCGCAGACGATGGGTATCACAACTTGATTGTCCTGACTCCCCAAGCTCCCTCTGGAGCCTTGGCGGGATATGGAAGACTCTATGTGAAATCCAATGCTGGTGTCATGCAACTATTTTACATGACAGATGCAGGTACAGAGATCCAGATCACCCCTGATGACCTATTAAACCCTATCAAAGTGAGCGGGTCTCAGTCTCTCGGGTCAGGAGCTTCTACTACGATCTTTAACGTTGCCTATGACTTCACAGGTTTTGGAACAGTATTCAGAGCTGGAACCAACAACCAAAACACCTACAACTTTATGAGATCTGGAGCAGCTACAGACACCCATTCTTTAGATAGCAATGGAAGTAATCCTCCTACGATTTCATTCTCTGGAACTACATTAATAGTCACAAACAACAGCGGTGGAACCCAGACCATAGTTTGGTCTCTAATGATAAATAGGTTGTAAAAGATGTCATATTCTGGATTCTTGATAGCTAAATATGCGACAGGTCTTGATAGAGAACTACAGCCTTGGCTTTTGCCAAACGATGCGTTTGTAGATCTCTTAGATGGCTTTGTCTATAGAGGAGTTACCAATAAAAGAGATGGATATTCAGGATTTGCCAATGGCCTAAAATCAACTTACACAGAAAGCCGAATGGTACATCGTTTATCCGCGGTCAACATGACAGGTACTATAAACGGAGTAAACACAGTCTTCACAGCTACTTTAACCACTCCTGTTAGCCGTGGTAGTGTGACGATTAATGGCTCTAATCCTGTGCAAGTTCTAACGGACGTTCCAGGAACAGGACTTACAGGAACCTTCACAGGCAACGGCACTGGAACGATCAACTACACCACAGGGGCTGTTTCCATAACCTTTACCTTACCCCCTATTGCCGCTTCTACCGTCAGGATTTCATACGACTACTTTCCAGGATTACCAGTAATGGGCGTAATGAGCTTCTACCCGACAAACAACGTACGGCAGATGATTGTCGCCGACACCGATTATGTGAATAGATACGATCCTGTTACAGACCGCTTAGTGGACATAAGCCCAGCCACTCCATACAACGGAACACGCACAGACTTTTGGTCTTGGGTAAACTATGCATCTGCCACTAGCGTCCCTCGCCTTCTCTTCTCCAATGGAGTGGTAGGAGATGTAATTCAGCAATGGGACGGCACTACAGTCACAAACTATGCCCCAACCTTTGCAGGTGGCACACTAAATGCTAGGCAACTATTTAACGTCAGAGACCGATTGGTTCTCTTTCAAACCATCGAGGCTGGGGTTCTCTTCCCTCGACGTATAAGAATTTCTGGCACTGGAGCGAACTGCGACGTGTTCGATAACACGGCTACAGGCGCTGGATTCATTGACATCCCAGATAACACCTGGTTCTTTGGAGCTGCTTTCAATAGGGACGATGTCCTCTTCTTTACTGAAGCAGCAACTTGGATGATGAAATATACAGGCAACGATGTCACTCCTTTCGTTCTAGAGAAGATAGATGGAAGCCGTGGATCAGCAGCAGCCTTCTCTGTCATCTCGTACCTCAATAGAACTTTAGCGGCTAGTCCAAGAGGCTTGATAATATCTGATGGATATCAAGTTGAAAGGATGGACAATAACCTTCCCGACTTCACATTCAATGAGATCGACAACGACAACTTCTTAGCTTGCTTCTCTGGATTTGTTGATGAAGACCGAGATGTCTATCTCCTCTATCCAAGCATAGGAAGTATTAGACCTCCTCTCGTCGCTCCTGGTTCTTCTGATAGAATCTTAGTGATCAACTTTGAAGAAGACAACTTTGCTACCTATCGCATCCCTCTCTCATGCATGGGAAACTTCGTAATCTCTATAAACATTCTTTGGTCAGATCTGACAGCCGCTAATGGTTTCCCAAACTGGGATGCTTTAGCAGGCGTCTATAGCAACTGGAACTCCTTTCCTTTCTCAAAAGGAACTCCTTGTGCAATCGGTGGTGGCCATAAAGGAGAAGTCTGGAGGCTTAACAACGCAGAGAGCGAGGATAATCCTTTAAGAATACGAGCTATGACTGTGATCGATGGAGATACACTGCGCGTCACGACCGACTGGAACAACTACGAGCTCGGAGACTACATAGTTTTCGAGGGCGTAGGGGGTATGACAGAGGTAAATCACAAGCAAGCCGCTATAAAGGCCATACAAACGAATTACACCGTTTTTGATGTAGACATACCAACCCTTGGCTTTAGTGCGTATACAAGCGGCGGTATTGCGTCGAAATCTATAGTCTTGGAAGCAGTAAGCAAAAAATTGAATCCTTATGTCGAAATTGATAAGAAATTGAGAGTGGGTTGGATTTACTTCTATGTGAGCGTAGCCGACACGATCCTAACGAATGATGATGATACTCCTACTCCCGCCTTCCTTGATATCGATGTGATCACAAACGATAACGACGTAGACACAAGTCCGACTTATCAATACAGAATTGACTGTACGAACTTAGCTTCAGAGATCGGATCGAAGAAGTGGGTCAAGATCTGGATCAATCAAACAGGAAGATTCTTGCAGTTTAGGCTTAGAAATAACCAGGCGGGAGCTAAAATAAAAGTACATGCTATGATGCCAGGAATGCAACCAGTAGGGAGAATTGTATGAGTTCTAATCTTCCTCTCAAGAAGAACTTTGGAAATGAGGTTCTGTATCAGATGCCTCAATTGGCTAGACAGCTTGATGAGATGTACACGGATATTGCCAATGCCCTAAGCCTTCTAGTGAAGAAGAATATCATCACAGGAACTAACCCTCCAGCGAATGATCAGAGAAACTCGTTCTTCTCTATAGGGGATATAACGATAAGAACAGATACAAACGCAGCGTGGATTATGACCAGCAGGACTACACCTAATGCCGTCACTTGGACTTTAATTTCTTGATAAAGTGAAATGTCCATGTTACTCTCCTGAAAAAGGAGTTAACATGAAAAGATGTATAAAGTGTGAATTAGAAAAGAAGGAAGAAGAGTTTAATAAGTGGTACAAAAAGTCTGGAAGAAGTGGTTATAGAACCAATTGTAGAGATTGTGAACACTTAGTTAATAAGGAATTCCGAGAGAAGAATAAAGATGAACTTAAAGTTAAGAGAAGAAAAAGAACGGGAGCTCAGCCTAAAAGATACTGCACCAATCCTATACGACAGAAACTCAATGAAAATGTGTATAGATCCCAAAAAAAGTATCCTGAAAAAAGAGCTGCAAGGACTTTTCTCAACTCTTACATTAAAATGGGTAAAATAGTGAAGCCAGATTGTTGTGAAATGTGCCTAAAAAAGATCAGAGTGGAAGGGCATCATGAAGACTATTCGAAACCACTAGATGTAAAATGGGTTTGCAAGAGATGTCATACAGACATTCATTGGAAGAAGTAAACAAAGGTAGGATTTTATGGCAGATTGGACAGGTGGAACAACAGGAGCCCTAGGTGGAGCATCCACAGGCGCTACTGTCGGATCTGTTATCCCTGGAGTAGGAACAGCAATTGGAGCAGGAATTGGTGGTCTAGTCGGAGGGGTAGCAGGGTTATTCGGTGGAAAGAAGAAGAAAAAGAAAAAGGTTTCTTCTCTAGATAAACGACAGCAGGAGCTTAACAAGCAACAGTACGAGGCTGTTCTAGGTAAAGGGCCCCTCGCTGATCTATACAACTACGATCCAGAGGCAGCTAATGCTGTCTTCGATCAGAACCAAGCAAGAGTTGCATATAGAGATCTTAATGAAAAGGCTATCCCAAGTGTAACTGGTCAGTTCAGAAACCAAGGCCTCATGCAAAGCTCGTATGCAGGCGATGCCATTGGTCGATTGACAAGAGATGTTCAAGAAAAGCTAATGGGAGAAAGAGCAGCCTTTCTATATGGAGAACAACAAGATGCAAGGAATGCAAGAAGAAATGCAGTAGAAGGTTTACAAAACCGTCAGACGTTTGCCTATGACACTTCAGCGGGTAATAGAGGATTCGACATCAACTCTGTCTTGAAGTCGGTTACTCCAGAGATGACCGACCAGATTTCCGACTACTTCAAACCAAAGCCTAAGGTAGGGTAAGGAGAAAACATGCCACAAGTACAGACAGTAGACTTAACTCAAAGAGAGCCCGAGCCAACAGGCGTACAAGAGTTCTTCTCTAAGCTTGGCAAGAGCTACAAAGATCAATCCGATAGGGTTGAGATTGGATCTATCCTAGAAAAGTACCAAAAGAATCGACAAGATGCGAATGCTTGGGAAGATCTGCAACTAGATCTTGAGAAGAGCACTATATCTCCTACTAAGAGGCTGGAAACACAACAAAGCCTTAATGACATGAGAAATACGGTCATTGAAAGAGACAAGGTTTTGAATGCTCAGGTTAAATTGAAAGCAGACGAAGCTAAAGCTCAAGCAGACGAAATGAGGAAAGAAAAGGCTAGTCAAGCTTTGAGAGATGCAGGAGCCACAGAACAACAAATCAATCTGTATGAAGCAGCTTCTGTTGGTGGACAAACTGAGGTGATGAAAAAGATACTTGAGGATATAGATCGCACTAAAACTCCGCAAGGATTGCTAGCACCAGAAGTTCAAGATAAAGATAAGGGTCTTACTCCGAAAGAAAGAGTAGATCGACAGGAGAAAAGGTTTACTGTTCAAACTCCTCTTGTGAATGAAAACAACGACAAACTCAATGGTCTAGAGGGAGAAGAAAGGTCAATTAGCCTTTTAGAAGAATTGGATAAGACTGGAAAGGTAGGAGAGGGAGTACATAACCTTAACATTAACCCTATGACAGGATCTCTTATTATTCCTAAAGCTGGAACTGCGGAAGAACAACTTTTTGTTAAGACAGTGAATGATTTTACTGTTAAAGCTAAAGACTCTTTCGGTGCTCGTGTCACCAACTTTGAATTAGATAGATTCATGCAAAGGCTTCCAACATTGGCCAACTCTAAAGAAGGAAGAGCCTTAATCATGAGACAAATGAAGTTGGTAAACCAAATCAACCAGTTGGAAAGAAGGGCGCTTCAGGGAGTATTCGATAGATATGGCGTTAGGAATATTGACTATCCAGATGCTGAAAAGATTGCTAGATCGGAAATTGAAGATCAAAAAGAAGAGCTAAGAAAGCAGTATTTTGATCTGGAAGCGGTAGCCAAGAAAGAAGAGATGGAATTCATAAACAATGCCAAATCAAAAGCAAGAGAAGGCTACACAGTAATGAGAAAACCTGATGGAACTATTAAACAGTTTCCCAGCCAACACGTTGAAAGCCTAGAAGAAAAGGGGTATAAAAGACTATGAATCCAAACAATTTACAAACGGTAGAAGAAGAGGATGTTGGAATAGAAGAGAATGAATCCAATATAGACTACGATGCCCTTTACGGTGGAATGGATGTTGATGTAGGAAACGTTCCTAAATCCAAAGAACTTCAGAATAGTTATGCCGAGATTTTTAAGGACATTGGCAAACAAGGAGCTAAAGAACTTCTTATCGGGGCTGGAGGAGCTTATGGAGATCTACTAGACCTTTTAGGACTTCAACCTAAAGAAGAATTGCCAGGGAAACAAGCTAGAAATAAAGCCGAGTTTGAGATTCTTGAAAAGATGCAACAGCCAGGATATAAACCATCCTTCTCGGACATCTACATGCTTTCAGGAGATGATGATATTGCTCCTGACTATTCTAGACTTCCAAGCTCTGAAGATTTAAGAGGCTTTAATGAAATGGTAGGAGGGCCTGGCGAAGCTGAAACTACCGCAGGGAAGTATGCAGGCAGAGCAGGAAGATTGATTGGGGCGGGAGTAGCATTTGGACAACTCAATCCAACAGCAGGAATTGTTGGAGGTGTAGCAGGGCAAGCCACTGAAGATCTTGGTGGAGGCCCGATTGCGCAGGCAGCAGCCGAGATTGTAGGAATGGTTGCTACTCCTCAAGGAGGAGTAAAGAAACTACTTACTTCCAATAAGAAAGAAATTGCCGATAAGATCATGAATCTTAGAAATCTGGGGTATTCTGAGGAAGATATAACTTTAGCCATTAACGCTGCATATAAGAATTCTAGAAAGGCTAAAATTGCTTCTAAAGGAGCTAAAACCGAACAGGCTTTTGAAGATTTTGCTACTAAATCAGATCAAATTGTTTCAGATATTCTGCATGCTGAAATTCCTGGTATTGAGAAAGGAGTAAAGAACGTTCATGAGATAGCATCCGACTTCTATGGTCAGGTTGCTAAAGAAGGGTCTAAACTTACTATCACTAACTCTAAGCCTTTCTTGGATGCTTCCAAGAGAGTCGTCGATCAGCTACAAAATACTCTAGGTAAAAACCCAGAAGCCCAGCCGTTTATCCGTAGAATTTCAGAAGCTGCGATAGATGCCACTCAATTTCCTTCTGCTGAGAAGATGATGAACTTCTATAAGGAACTAAACGGTATGGGTAACTGGCTAGGAAGATCCCAAAAAGACCACATGATTAACCAGTTGAAAGAGGGGATCAAAGAAACATTTCGCAGTGAAGGGAAGGCTGGAAAAGAGTTTGCTAAGAAGTTTGAAGAGGCAAATAAAGGCATCCAGAAGGCTTATAAAGCCCAAGATGTGCATGACATGATACAGAAGGTAAGCTCCCAAGAAGGAATCGATTATAAGCGCTTTAACAAGCTGTTTGATAAGAAAGAGAATGTTCAACTTTTATCAGATGTTTTAGGCCCTGAGCAGGCAAAAAACATGCGCATGGTTGCTAAGGTTGGATCAGAAGTAAAAAACTTCGATAAAGCTTGGAAAGCGGCTAATGCATTTAAAGTGGGAACAGCAGGAGATGTATTGAGAGGAGGCTTTGGTCTTTACTATCTTTACCAAGGAGACTGGGAGGGATTAGCTAGGGTAGCAGCTACTAAATTAGGAACTTCAGCCATAAAAAAGATAGCTGAAAAGTCTCTAACTGATCCCAAGTTTCAAAACTTGATGATTAGAGGATTACACGCCGTCAAAGTTGAGTCACCTAAACTCATGAATTCCGCCAACAGAGCAATGACTGAGTACTTGAAGGAAGAGGGGATTGATCTAGACGAGATCTAACCCCATAGCTATTCCAAACAAGAATGCTGTAAAAAGACCGAAAATCATTTTGCTCTCCTTATATATATACATATCATTTTAGTAGAGCACTATATCATTCTCTCGAGAGGAAAGTCAAGTTCAAAGAATTTCTATACACTTTTTAAGTCTCTCCGTGGTAGTGTAAAGAAAAATCTTTAAACACACAGGAGTGTAAGATATGGCCCTTTCAAGAGCTTCTCGTCAATACCTGGGAGTAAGAGCGCTTCTTCCTCCTGATCTACAATATGCACAAAGAAATCCAACGTCGACAGATGTCGCCTATGTTCAAGGAACTCTTTGGCTCAACTTAGCAACACCAACAGCCTTTATGTACTCAGGTGCATCAGGTGTTTGGATTGCTTTAGGCTCTGGTTCTTCAGGCGGTGTTGTTACTATCAACAGTAATGCTGCCGTAGCAGGAAACTACGTACTTGCTGGAACCACAAACAGAATCGCTGTTTCTCAAACAGCAGGAACCACAACCTTTACAATTCCAGCGGTCTTTGTTGCGCCAGGAAGCATCGCCTCGACGACCACGATCACTTCAGGTACAACTCTCGTAGCGACGACTTCGATCACAGCTACCCTCGGTAACATCACAGCTACTAATGGTAACATTGTAAGAGGGACTGCTGGAAACAAAGATGTTTACACAAGCCTTGCGACAAACGCGACAGCTGGTGCGAACTCTGCTGGTACAGTAACTTTGGTTGGTGGAACAGCAACTATCAGCACAACTTCTGTAACCGCCTCCTCTAAGATCCGTATCTATCGTCAAGGAGTTGGAGCAACAGGAGCTGCTGCGTTAGGTATTTTAACTATCGGAACCATCACAGCAAGCACATCTTTTGTAATTAACTCAGTTCAAGCAGCAAATGCTACAGCTCTCCAAGCTAGTGATGTATCAGTTGTGTTCTGGGAAATTGTTAACTAAGGAGACAACATGTCAGCAAAAAAAGTTTACTTTGACACGCTGCGCTCCTTAGAGTTCGCAAGTATTTCAGGAACATATGCTGCGGTAGGCTCTGCGTTTACCGTTGAAGCTCGCATCATATGTTTCACTAACAAAACGCAAGGGGACATGATCTTCAGTACGGACAACACCAATGCTGATGGGCAAATCCTTGTACCAGCAGGATCGTTTAAACTCTACGATCTTACTGCGAACTTAATCCCTGGAAAGGACGACAGTTTTGTTGTTGCTAAAGGGACACAGTTCTATGTAAAGCAATCAACTGCACCTGTAAGCGGAGCTGTATACATTGAAAACGTTTACGCCTAAAGACAGATCGGAAGTAGATATCCGAGTTGCGCAAGAGATCAAGAATCACAAGGATCTTCTCTATGAAGCTCATCAGAAGATCAACGCCTTGAATGAGGGGGTGATCTCTCTATCTCTTGCACACGAAAAGTCGAGAAATGAATTTAGCAGACAAGCACAGTCAGTGCTAATTTCTTTCGAGAATCTAAGGCAATCCGTTGACGATGTATTGAAACAAGTCGGTAAAAGACTTGGTGATGCTGAATCTAAACTCTTTGAAATCCTAGATGAATTCAATGAGCTGAAAGAAGAAGTAGCCATCAGTCAAATAGACAAAGAACAATTTGAAAGTTTGTTTGATGAAATAGAAAACAGAATAGTTGCTAATCATCTTAAACAAGCTCAAAAAAACGATAGTTTAAATAACTGCGTTCAAAACCTTCAACAGAAAGCAACTGAAGATTTAAGAACTCTAAGGGAGGAATTAGCTCCGAAAGAGCCTGAAATTAAAAAAGAAGACCTTGAGAAGAAGTTTGACGTATGGAGAGTGGATTTTGATGGTTTAGTCAAAGAGATTGCAATTCTTAAGAAGGCAGTAGCTTACGACCAAAAGAAATTTGAAAATGTCTACACATTGATCGAAAGATTGAAGGAAGGGAACCAATGAGCCAAGAAGGAATAATTGATATCATCGGTACTCATCCAGAGATCCCGACCGACTTCATTGCAAACGTGGGGAATGCAATCCCGATTGCGAATACCTTAGAGCTTCTCGGCGCTGTCGTTTCTGCTGGAACTAATCCTTTTCGGTCGATTGGTTCTGGCAATACCATTACCTATCAAGTCCAATATGCTTCAGCGGTTGCTGCCTCAACAGCATCGGCAGTTGGATTATCAGCTTTCAGTTCAGATCACTTCGATGTAGACGCTAGTGGATTTGTTACTCTTGATGCCACAGCTCTAGGAGTTTTATCGGTCACTGGAACCGCAAACAGAATTACTTCAACGGGGGGACAGAACCCTCAGATCGACATCTCTGCCTTATATGTCGGCCAAAGCTCTATAACGACCCTAGGAACGATTACAACTGGTGTATGGCAAGGTACAGCCATCGGGCCCACTTTCGGCGGTACAGGTCAAACTAGCTATGTTACGGGGGATATCCTATATGCTTCTGCTGCTAATGTGCTTTCTAAGCTCGCTGCTACTACTAATGGATTCGTTCTTACCCTCGCGGCTGGAATCCCCTCATGGGCTGCTGCTAGCACAGGAACAGTTACAAGTGTCAGTGGAACCACAAATAGAATCACCATCTCTGGAACGGCTACAGACCCCATAATTGACATAGCTGCGACGTATGTTGGTCAAACTTCAATTACTACATTGGGAACCATCACCACAGGAACATGGAACGGAACAGTCATAGGTGTTATCTATGGGGGCACAGGTCTAAACTCAGCATCTCAAGGAGACTTGCTCTATGGTTCAGCCGCTAACACATATTCACTTCTCGCTAAAGATATAAACGCGACTCGTTATCTTTCTAACACTGGTACTAGTAATAACCCTGCTTGGGATCAAGTTAACCTGGCAAATGGGGTTACAGGAAACCTTCCTGTCACCAACCTCAATAGCGGTACAAGCGCGGGAGCCACCACCTTCTGGAGAGGTGATGCCACTTGGGCCGTTCCCGTAGGAACAGGATTCACATCAGTAGTACTGCGGGTTTTTACTGGCCCAGGAACTTACACGCCTACTTCAGGGATGAAGTTTTGTGTCGTCGAATGCGTAGGTGGTGGTGGTGGTGGTGGTGGGGCAGCTTTAACTGGGGCAGCTCAAGTTTCAGCAGGTGGAGGAGGAGGAGGAGCTGGCTATGCTAGATCAGTCTTCAGTGCCGCAACTATTGGAGCTTCTCGTGTCGTCAATATCGGCGCAGGTGGAACAGCAGGTTCAACGGCTGGTGGTAATGGTGGAACAGGAGGAACGACTTCTCTTGGACCTTTGATTTCTGCTATTGGTGGAGGCGGAGGAAACGGATCAGCAGCGGCAACCACAGTGATTCAAAACGGTGGTTTTGGTGGAATTGGAACTGGATCTTTCAATGCCGTAGGTGATGCAGGAAAATGGTCACTAGCTGCCTCAACTATTTTAGCTGGTTCTGTCTCTGGTGGTGGTGGAGCTTCTGCTTTAGGAGGCGGGGGAGTTGGAACCGTAGGCACTTTAGGATCAGCTGGAAACAATGGATCAAACTATGGAGGCGGTGCTTCCGGAGCTAACAACTATCTTAACCAAGGCACTGGGAAAGCGGGTGGCGTTGGTGGTGCAGGGGTAATAATCATAACAGAATTTATATAGGAAACAAATATGCCTAATTTTAATCCAAAGAATCCTACTAAGTTCCTAGGAACGAATAAATATAT